ACTACAGAGTTTATTAACAGTGCTACTGCTGCTAATATTTCTCAGACTGTTGATGATCTAGATCTTTATCTTGAAGGTGGACACCCTGAAGTGAGAGAAGCTTATCCAGAGTTTACAAAACCAGAGGCAAGGAAAGCAAGGAATTATTTGTATGGGATTCTTCAAGATGCCTGGGCGTATGAAATCGAAAAGGGAAAGAGAAAACGCCGCAGGACCATCAATAAATAAAGGAATAGAGGTTATGCTTCCACGTCGGAGCAGGAGGGTAGAGGAAGAACCACCAAGTTGGTTTGATCGTACCTTCCACGTCCACAAATGGTCGGTACGTGTTAAGATAAACATAGACCGTAGGGAGCAAAATGGAAACTAACGTTATTCTCTTCTTCTCATCCGTAGGGATGGTTATGTTCCTCGCTATTGGAGGAATTGTCGGTTGGATCTACAAAGAGACGGTCGATGCATCCATCTACGCTAAGAGTGGTGGCACGGTTCATCCTGAATTTTTTGATGAAGACGGTCAGTATATCAATGAAGAATTACTGGCAGTCAGATTTGTGGATGAAGACGACCTACTTGACGAGGAGGACGATTACTGATATACTATACACAAAACTTTGAACTGACATGGCACCCAGAAAATTACCTAATGATGCATTGCTTACCGAAATCTTGCAAAAGGTTTCTTCTGCAAAGACCAAGGCAGAGAAAGTAGACCTGCTGCGAGAGTACAATAACGATGGTCTTCGGGCAATTCTTATCGTCAACTTTGACGAGTCACTTGAATGTCTCTTGCCCGAAGGTGACGTACCATACACACCTAACGATGCCCCTGCAGGGACAGAGCACACTCGCATGACCCAAGAGTATCGTGGACTCTATCGCTTCTTCAAGGGTGGAGATGCTTCCATTACTCGCCTGAAGCGTGAGCAACTCTATTTGCAACTCTTAGAGGGTCTACATAAAGATGAAGCAGAGATGCTTGTTCTTGCTTGTAACAAAAAACTCCAAGACAAATACCGAATTACTCAAAATGTCGTTGCAGAAGCATTCCCCCAAATCGAATGGGGAAACCGAGGTTGATCTCAGACAAGAGATAGAGAAAGAGGTTAGTGCGCTCTTTGAAGCAGAGCGCAATGACTTTAACTTTACCCGAGACACTCCAGAGGACCTAGAACAATTCGCTGATGAGTTGTTTGATGCTTTGTTCGAGCATACTAACTTATAAATAGTAATGTTCTTGAAGCTCCTTTGCATCTCTGTACATCGGGAAGCAAACTTAGTGATAAATCAATGAACGTAAAACTTGTTTCCATTACTCCTGACGCTGAAAAAACGATGGCGTATGTCGCCAGAGTAAGCAACCCAAACAACCAGGAGAATCCATCTTTCGCAGGACTGCTTAAATACTGTGTGCAGCACCAACATTGGTCGGTGTTTGAGCAATCCTTTATGACTTTAGAAATTGAAACTACCCGTGGAATCGCGGCGCAAATCCTGAGGCATAGGAGCTTCACATTTCAAGAGTTTTCACAACGTTATGCCGACACTAACTTACTGGGTAACGAAATACCCATTCCAGATCTTCGGAGGCAAGATACAAAAAATAGGCAGAACTCAATTGACGATCTCAGTCCCGAAACTAGGGCTTTTCTACAGGGGAGGATCGCTCAATATTTTAAGGAGGGCATGGACCTATATAATCAGCTCATCTCTCAGGGTGTTGCTAAAGAATGCGCTAGGTTTGTTCTTCCTCTTGCTAGTCCTACTCGCATTTACATGTCAGGCTCTTGCCGCTCTTGGATTCATTACATTCAATTGAGGACTGCTAACGGTACGCAGAAGGAGCACATGGACATCGCAGAGGAGTGCCGTCGTGTCTTTATCTGTAAGTTCCCTACCGTTGCTAAAGCACTGGAGTGGACTTGCCCAGATGACGACTGTGGATGTGATAGTATTCAACCAAGTTTGAGGATTGATTAATGGCTTGTTATCCCGTAAAGAACTTGAAGACTGGAGAGACCATGGAACTCTTCATGCCTCTCTCTGAGTATGAGCAATGGAGAAAAGACAATCCCGACTGGGATAAAGACTGGAACGCAGGCATCGGTTCTGCGGTCAGTGGAGTAGGTGACTGGCAGAACAAACTGCCTCAAGGTTTCAAAGACCGCTTAAATAATGTCAAGAAGCATCACCCTTACGCCAAATTCGATTCCATCTAAACCTATGCCAGTAAAATCCAAAAAGCAACCATCGATGGTCGGTCTATCCGCTAGACAAATGAGAAGAAAACCTATTTCGACTGAACACTTAATTGACATCAAACCAATGACTCCTACACAGGAGAAAGTGTTTGAGGAATATGACAAGGGGAAAAACCTTTATCTATATGGTTGTGCTGGAACTGGTAAATCTTTTGTAGCAATTTACCTCGCACTCAAGGAGATCCTTGACGAAAAGTCTCCATATGATAAACTGTACATTGTAAGGTCCCTCGTTCCCACACGAGAGATCGGTTTCCTTCCTGGTGACCATGACGACAAGTCAAACCTGTATCAGATTCCATACAAGAACATGGTTAAGTACATGTTCAAGATGCCTGATGATCCTTCGTTTGAAATGCTGTATGCAAACCTGAAGGCACAAGAGACTATCTCTTTCTGGTCCACCTCGTTCATTCGTGGTACGACCATCGATAATGCCATCATCCTGATCGATGAATGTCAGAACCTTAACTTCCACGAACTTGATTCGATCATCACTCGTGTCGGTGTCAACTCGAAGGTGATCTTCGCTGGTGATGCTGCTCAGACTGACCTGATCAAGACCTATGAGAAGAATGGTGTGCTAGACTTCATGAAGATCATCGATGACATGGAGGAGTTCTCTTCTATTGAGTTTGGCGTCCAAGACATTGTGCGTTCTGGACTCGTTAAATCATACCTTATCAGCAAAATGAATCTTGGCTTTTAATCATCTCAACCAACACAACTTTCGTGATCTGATAGCAGAGACGACCGAGAAGGGAAGAACCTATGCCGTAGATGGCGAGAACTTCCCCTCGGTTACTACTGTAATTGGACACAGTAAGAAGAAAAGTATTATGCAGTGGCGCAAGCGCGTCGGTGAGGAGGAGGCGAACCGTGTCTCCAAACGTGCATCGACTCGTGGTAATAAGACACACAAACTTGCCGAACTTTATCTTTCTAATCAGGACATTAGTAAGTACAAAGATGACGTGCTATCCATGGGGTTATTTCACCAGATTAAACCCCATATAGATAGTATTAATAACATACACGCATTAGAAGCACCATTGTTTTCAAAGATGCTTCGTCTTGCTGGTCGAGTTGATTGTATTGCTGAGTTCAAAGGTGAACTTGCCATCATCGACTTCAAAACTTCAACTAAGTTGAAGAAGGAAGATTGGATTCAGGATTATTTTGCACAAGAGTGTGCTTATGCTATAATGTTCCAAGAGTTAACTGGACTTAAGGTCAAGAAACTCGTCACGATTATCGCATGTGAAACTGGGGAACCTCAGGTATTTGAAATTTATGACAAGCTTAAGTATACTCGAAAACTTAAAGAGTACATCGACGCATATAGAGAAGAACATGGGGACTGGTAAAATTGATGATGTCTTTGAAGAAAACTTCATGACATCTGCCAAGTTCTCCCTTGAAATTGAACGGATTGTAAAAGAGTCCAAGTTAAATTACATTGAAGCAGTGGTTCAGTTCTGTGAAGACAAGAACATTGAACTCGAAACAGT